CGCTGGTGTCCCGCGCCGCCGCGCTGGCCCGCTGGGTTTGGGACGGGTCCACGCCGGCTGAGCAGTTCTTCGGCCCGGGCACCCCTATGACGCCGGTGGCCGACGAAGAGGTGGCGGGCAGGCTCCGCGACTATCCCCTCACGGCGAACATGCAGTGGGCCCCTCGCGCCGAGGAGATGACCCCGTTCCAGGAGCTGTACCAGCTTGCGGACACCCATGACATCACCCGGCTCTGCATTGAGACTCGCAAGGACCAGATGGCGGCCCAGGAGTGGACCATCCGGCTCAAGAAGGCGCCGGGCGGGAAGAAGTTCGGGGACGTGCAGGATGACCTGGTCAAGTTTTTCCAGAGCCCGGACAAGCGCGAGCCATGGGAACAGTGGCAGGGGCGGCTACTCGAGGATCACTTCGTCGGCGATTGCGCCACGGCCTACGTGCGGCGTGATCTCAAGGGCGACGTGTGGGGCTTCGAGCCGATCCATGGCGGCACTATCACGCTCCGGCTGGACCCATGGGGCCGCGTGCCGATGCAGGGCGAGGCCTACACCCAGATCATCAAGGGCCTGCCCGCCGTGGGTTACAGCCGGGAGCAGCTCATCTATGCCCCGCGGCGCCCCCGGAATCACAAGGGCTATGGCCTGTCCTGTGTCGAGCAGATCATCCTCACGGTCAACATCTGCCTGCGTCGGCAATTCCACCAGCTCACCTGGTACACGGACGGCTCCGCCCCCGATCTGATCATCGGTGTGCCGAAGGAATGGTCGTCCCGTGAAGTGGCCAAGATGGAGGCCCACTGGGAGTCGATCTTCCGTGGGAACAGTCAGCAGCGGCGCGGGCGGCCACTGCTCATTCCGGGCGGCAACGAGTGCAAGTTCGAGAACACGAAGAAGGACCCCCTCAAGGACGAGTTCGACGAGTGGCTGGCCCGGGTCATCTGCTTCTGCTTCAGCCTGCCGCCTACGCCGTTCGTCAAGATGATGAACCGGGGCACCGCCGAGACGGCCCAGGAGACCGCCCAGAAGGAAGGTCTCCAGCCGATGAAGAAGTGGTTCAAGTCGCTCATCGACGACATGCTCGTCCGGATGGGCCGCCCGGACGCTGAGCTTGCCTGGGTGGACCAGGAGGCGCTTGATCCTCTGGTTCGCGCCCAGGTCAACAACATCAACGTGGCCAACGGCACGGTGAAGCGTAATGAAATCCGGGACAGTCTGGGCATGGACCCGCTGCCCGATGATGTCATCCCGACTCTGCCTGAGGCGCAGGCCATCGCCGCGCTGGTGACGGCCGGCATCATGGACCCTGACGCTGCAGCCGAGAAGCTGGGCCTTCCCAAGCCCACGCCGAAGCCTGACCCCATCCCGCCGACCCCTGCAGCCCCATCCGGGCCAGGGACCAACGGCACACCCAAGCCTGTCGGCGGGAAACCTGCACCGGCCCTATCCCAGTCGTCCGGGCGCTCGGCTGAGAAGATGGCCAAGAACCACAAGGCCCTGCCCAGCCGGAACCGGGAAGACCTCCTCAAGATGGAGGCGGCCTACACCCTGAAGGCGGCGAAGGAGCTGGACCGGATCCGCAAGGCGGCCATCGCCCGGATCCGCGCCACCGAGCACAAGCTGGCCAAGGGCGAACCTATCGTCAACATCGTAACGGACGACGATTTCCTGCGGTTCCAAGCCCTCATGGAGGCCCAGGCCCTGGACCTCTACCAGGGGGGCGCGGCGGCGGCCGGCCAGGTCCTGAATGCCACGGACGCCATGCTTAAGCTGGCGAACGAGCGCGGCATCATCTGGGCCCAGACCCACGCCGCCGAGCAGATTGTCGGCATTGAACAGACCACCAAGGACGGTGTGCGCGAGCTGGTCGAGCAGGCTATGACCGAGGGCTGGTCCAACAACCGCCTGGCCGACGCCCTGGATGAGGCCTACGAGTTCAGCCCCGACCGGGCCGAGGTGATCTCTCGCACCGAGTCCGCCATGGCGGATCTCAAGGGGAACATGGAGATCAGCAAGGAAGCTGGTGTGGAGCGGGTCCAGTGGCTTACGGCCGAGGCGGACGCCTGTGACCAGTGCGAGGACCTGGACGGCCAGGAGGCCCCGGTGGACGGGGAGTTCTCTGACGGCACAGCCGCTGACGACGTGGCCCACCCGAACTGTCGCTGTGACCGAATCGCAGTTCTTTCCAATGAAAGCGAGGAGTAAATGAGCAGCTCAGATGATGGATTCCTCCGAGTCTGGCACCGCGGCATGGGCCCGGGCGCTGGTGTGGCCCAACCCAAGGCCGTAGGGGCGCCCCTCACCGCCACCGGCGCCACTGCCTGGGCGAAGGTCACGGACGCCCCGGACGCCTATTATGCCCAGCTCACCGGCACATCCGGCGCGGTGACGGCGACCTGCCACTTCGAATTCGGGGACGACATCCCCGGCCTGCCCGTGGGGTTGCAGACCAGCGTCGCTCCGGCCGGCGTTGGGACGGCGATCAGCCTCACCGGCACCGGCACCGGGGTTGCCCCAGCGGGCCCGCCTGCGTCCAGCGTCTTGGTGGGCACCGGCATGTTTGGCGCGGACGCCTCCGTGAGCCCCCTGGTGCCATGGAAGTACTGCCGCCTCGTCGTGACGGCCCTCACCGGCACCGATGCCCAGGTAGCTGGGTTCCAGTCCATGGGTGGTGTCTAGTGCCGCTCCCGGTCATCACCTCCGCCACCTCCTCATGCGTCTACGAGATGTGCGAGCAGAGCGGGCACGCCGTCTGCAAGACGTTCGCGGCCTATTACGAGCGCCTGTGCGCGGGGGCCCAGGCCGTGGTGAGCGACCCCAGTCCGGCCAACCTTTCAACCCTTCAAGCCCTTCTGAGCGAGTCAGAGGGCCTGCACTACGACCGCTGAGGTTCCCATGCCACGAGGTATCCAAGTTCCAGTGACCATCGGCTTCGACCGGCACAAGGCCATCGGCACGCTCCGGGTGGACGCGGACCAGTTGCCCATCGGTGGGGATTACTTCTTCTCCATCCGGGGCAAGGTGACGCCGCGGAATGGGATCAAGAAGTTCGAGATCGAGGAGATCTCCATCCTCTTGGACTCGGACGTCCAGAAGGTTCTGGATGCCAAGAAGCCCAAGGAGGTGCCCGGTGGCCGACGCTAGGACGTACGCATTGCTCAAGGAGGCGGGCAGCGCCGCTGCGCTGGCCAAAGCCTCGTTCAACCTGTTCGCCAACTTCACCAAGGCTGAGGAGCAGGACGACGGCTCGATCATCGTGTCCGGCCTGGCATCGAGCGAGACCAAGGACAGCGATGGCGAGGTGATCCTGGCCAGCGCCATCAAGGCCGCCATCCCGGAGTACATGCAGTGGGCGAACGTGCGCGAGATGCACTCGAACATCGCCGCCGGGAAGGCGCTGTCGATCCATGTCAACGATGCTGGGGAGACCGAGTTTGAGGCCCGGATCATCAACTCCGAGACGGTCAAGAAGGTCAAGGAGGGCGTCCTTCAGGGCTTCAGTATCGGCGGGCGCAAGGTCAAATACGACCCCAGCGACCGGCACATCATCACCGGCATCAGCCTCTCCGAGGTCTCCGTGGTGGACCGGCCCGCCAACCCGGACTGTCGCTTCCAGATCGCCAAGTTCGACGGCGCCGCCGAGAAGTCCATGTATACCGTGGGCTCGCTGGCCTCGATGCTCCAGGAGATCGGCTGGATGTGTCAGTCCCTCCAGGCCGAGGCCGAGATGGAGGGCGACCAGTCCACCATGCCCGCCAAGCTGCGCGAGTGGCTGTCCATGGGCGTCGAGGTGTTCGGCGAGCTCACCGAGGAGGAGACCCAGGAGTTGCTGGTTTCCTCCGCCGGCCCGGAAGGAATGCCCCTGCGCGGGGCTGAAAGCAAGGCTGCGAAGGCCTTGAAAGCCCACCTGCTCAAGCGATGGGAATCCCACCCACACGGCCCCGTGGCCGTTTCATTGGAGGCCGACATGGCCGATGATCTCAAGAAAGCGGCCAAGGATGACGTTTCCAAGGCCTGGAAAGACGTGGAGGCCACTCACAAGGCCCACAAGGACGCGTCCGACGCGGTGAAGTCCCTCAAGGACGACGCCAGTAAGGACGACACCTCCAAGGCGATGAAGGACCTGGACGAGGCCCACAAGTCCCACAAGGACGCCTGTGACGCCCACAAGGACGCCTGTGGGAAGGCCGTGAAGGCGATCCTGGGCTCGGTCAAGGACGACTCGTCCAAGGACGACGCCGGGAAGTCGGCTGAGCTGGGCGACCTGCGCAAGGCCGTGTCCGATCAGGGCGCAGCGCTGGCGGAGATGAAGGGCCTGCTGGAGAAGGCCCTGGCCCAACCGGCCGCCTCGCCCCTGGAGCTTCTGTTGGCCAAGGCCCGAGAGAAGGAAGGCCTGCTGCCCGGTGACGATCTCACCCAGGAACTCGACCCCAAAGACCCCCTCTTCGACATGAAAAAGGCCATGAGGACGCCTCTCAGCGCTTAACCCTTTCCAACCCTCCTTTGGCGGATAAAAACCGCCCCCTCGGAGAAAGACAATGGATCTCACCTACGAAACCCTGGACCTCCTTCGGTCCATCCGCAAGAACGATCCGGGCAGCCGCGATCAGCTGCTGAAAGCTGGCGGCATCAGCCAGGGCACCGGCCTGGTCTTCTACGACCTCCAGACGCCCTCAGAAAAGGCCATCCCCCTCATCACGCCCATCCGGCTGATGATTCCCCGCCGCCCGGGCCGCGGCGACACGTCCCACCGCTGGAAGGCGATCACCTCTCTCGATCTGACCACCACCTCGGAAGTGGGTGAAGGTCACCGCGGGGCGGCCATCAACACGACCGTCACGCCCTTGTCCGCCGCCTACGCCGGGATCGGCGTGGAAAACCCGGTGACATGGGAAGCGCGATATGCCTCCCAGAACTTCGAGGATGTCCGCGCCACCGCCATGCAGCTGGCTGTCTATGACCTCCAGCAGAAGGAAGAGTGGCAGCTGATCGGTGGCATGCAGACCCAGGGCCTCGGCCAGGTCGGTACCGTGACCGTCGGCCA